TATGACACGTAAATTCCGCAAGACCCGCAAAGATGCTGCCACTGGTGTAGCACAAAAGTACTTATCGGGCTCAAAAAATCGAGCCGCGAAAGCGGCTGAAGTTAAAAGGACTGCCGCCAAGTACAAACGAGGCGAAGACATTGACGTAAAAGCCATCAGTCGTTCCAGGAGTGCCCAAGATGCCAGCAAAACCGCTAAACGAAAAAACAAAAGCCGCTCTAAAAGCAAAAGCTGAAGGCAGTCGCTTTACCTATGGCGAATTAGCCAGCGTTTATCGTCGCGGACAAGGTGCATACCTATCCAGTGGCTCTCGTAATGTGCCTATGGCTGCCTGGGCAATGGGACGAGTCAATAGTTATATCTCAGGAAAAGGCGGGGCTCGCAAGGCTGACGCCGACATCTACAATAAATCACGTCAACGGGGTAAAAAGTAATGGCCGCCGTCGCAATTACTGCTGTTAGCAGATTTACTAACGCTGTCGAACACACCGGAGCAGAAATGACCAGTGTGGGTGAATGGATGCAGGTCCATGCTCATTCTGGTAGTTATGCTTTTGCCGCAAGCGTTTCATCTGGTGGAAATTTTTCACTTGCTCTAGAGGCAAATTTCAACGGCAACGGTACTTGGTTCACCATCGACACCAGCAAGACAATCAACGAAGCCGGTCAATACGTTTACTTCTACGACGGCAAGCCTGCCACCACTATCCGTATGAGGATTGCCTCCATTTCATCTGGTACGGTTTCGTTAATACCGCACATCGCCGTGTCTTACCACGGCTAAGGAGTTAGACTTATAGGCATAGAACCTTCCTATGTCTACCAATGGCTGTTATTCGAGGAGAAGAGGGCGCCGTCCAATTTGACGCAGCTGGTAGTTCCAACGCAACCATCGTTGGTACTCGCAGCTGGACCTTGAGCATCACAAAAGACGTGCTTGACACCACCAAGCAGGGTGACACCTTCCGTTCCAACATCGGAAGCATGATTTCCGGCTCTGGCACGGTTGAGCTTGTCTATGATCCTGACGCAACTGGTCAAGCTGGATTCATTGAAGACATTGTGACTGCTGCTGATCCAGCAGACGCAACTTTTGAGTTGTTTACTAAAGGAACAACAACTGGTACTGATTCAGTGAGCTTTGCTGGAATTATCACCAGCATGGACATTGGATCTACTGCCGGTGACCTTGTTGTTGCAACCTGCAATTTCGTCACTAGCGGAACAATCACCAGCAATCTTGAATAAAGGTTGACCTAATGGTTGAATATCGCGGCGAACGCTTCGCTGGTTACAACAAACCTAAACGCACTCCGAGCCACCCAACAAAATCCCATGCCGTTTTGGTAAAGGAAGGGGAAACGGTTCGACTGATCCGATTCGGACAACAGGGAGTTAGTGGCTCACCAAAGCGTGAAGGGGAATCTGTAACAGCAAAGCGTCGTCGTGAGTCATTTAAGGCTCGCCACGCAGCCAACATAAAGCGTGGCAAGCTTTCCCCTGCTTACTGGGCCAATCGCGTGAAATGGTGACATGACTTACTCCGTTCCTGGCTCGGTACGCACCCATCTCGTCAGTTCTTCTTATTTAGGAAGTGTTGATAGTCCATTTGTTCGCACCAAAGCGGTGATCGATCAAATGAAAGGCTGGGAGATCATGACAGCCGTGACAAACGGCACTGAATATTTACGCGAAAATAGCGAAACCTTCCTACCACTCGAACCACGCGAAGACTATTCCGCTTATTTGGCGCGTGTCAATAGAGCCGTATTCTCACCATATACACAGCGTTTAATTCGAGCAGCTGCTGGTCTGATCCTTCGCAAACCAATCAGCATCGAAGGTAACCCATATTGGACTGAGGTCTTCAATAAGGATGTCGATGGCTGTGGATCGGATATTGAAGAATATGCCCGTCGTCAAGCCATTTGCGCTTTGACGTATGGACATTGCCATACTTTGGTTGACTTTCCAGCACCTACAGATGCAAGGACTCTTGCTGAAGAGCGAGCGTTAAATCGTAGACCGTATTGGATTGAAATCGAGCCAAAAAATATTTACGGGTGGCGATTAGACCGCGACTCAAATTATGGCAGCTTGACTCAAGTAAGAATTGCAGAAAAAGCAGTCATACCTGATGGTGACTTTGGTGAAAAAGTATACGATCAGGTTCGTGTGATCGAGCCAGGTCGTTACCGCGTCTATCGTCAAAACGAGCAAGAAAAACAGCTTCAGGGCAGTGCTGCATATCCTAATTCGTATGACCAAACCACTACTGCTGGAGGCCAATACGAGATTGTTGAGCAAGGCGCTTTTGGCTTAGAAGGCATTCCCTTGGTAACAGTTTATGCAAACAAAGTTGAGACGATGTCTAGTCGTCCTCCACTGCTAGACATTGCATACTTAAACTTAGCTCACTTTCAACGGCAAGCAGACCTGATCCATAGCCTACACATTGCAAGCCAGCCAATGTTAATTATGGAAGGCTGGGACGATCAAACGAAAGACATGGCTATTAGCGTTAATTACGCAATGGCAACACAACCTGGCAACAAAGTTTATTATGTAGAGCCAGCAGCTAGCGCATTTGAGGCTCAATCAGCTGAAGTGCAAGAGCTACAGCAGCAAATGAGCAGCCTAGGGATTAGCACTCTTAGTCAACAAAAGTATGTAGCTGAATCTGCTGATGCCCGCCGTTTGGATCGTATCGACACCAACTCGATGCTGGCGATGGTTTCAATGGACTTAGAGTCTGGTCTTCAGAAGTCTTATAACTTGGCTGCAAATTATCTTGGCATTGAGCCACCTGAGGTCAAGATCAGCCGTGATTTTGATCTTCAACGCTTGATTGGTCAAGACATCACTGCAATGGGTCAGCTTCTTGAAAGCGAAGTAATTGATCGTGGTGAGTTCCGTGAAATGCTGGTTCAGGGCGAAATTTTACCTAAAGCGGCGGAGTCAAGCGATGACGTTAAAGTAGGGGAGCAATAGCTTCCTGATCATGGCTGGACTTCGATTTGAAGACATCAACCCTCCTAAGAAAGAGGAGGGTCCAACGCCTCCCGTAAAGAAAGTAACTAAAAAAGCAAAGTCTAGTAAAGTAGAAGAGTCTACTAATTCTTAATAATGGAAGAACAGGTCATCCAGGAGGCGCCAGTGGTGTCTCCTGAGCAACCCGTGGTTGCTGTTGAGGACACTTCAGCTGTTGATACTTCTGCTGTGCAGTCTCAGTATGAGCAGCAACTTGAAGCATTAAAGGCTCGTGCTGCGGAAGCTGAGGAAAAATTCCAAGGCGCAAAGAGCAAGCTTGACGACGTTTACAAAAAACAGAAGGAAACTCGTCAAAAAACTCTTGAAGAGCAAGGTCAGTGGAAAGACCTCTGGGAGGAAGCAAACCAAACGGGTCAAGAAAAAGACCAACGGATTGCCGAGCTGGAGCGTCAGCTAGTTGATCTTCGGACATCTAGTGAAACTGCTGCGATGCAGACTTCTGCGTTGTCTGCCATCAGCCAGGCTGGGGCGGTAAATGCTGAGCAACTTCTTCAGTTAATGCAAGGCAGTCTAAAAAAGTCAGAATCTGGCAAGGTTGTTGTGCTGGATGGTGGCATCGAGCAAGACATCAATGTTTATCTTGCGAAGTTAAAGAACCCTGGTTCTGGTTGGGAGCATCAGTTCAAGCCAAGCAGTGCCGCTGGTATGGGAGCAAAGCCCAGTTTGAATACGGCTAATGCTGCGGGAATGGCCAATCCGTTCGACCCTGCAACTTTTAATTTTACTAAGCAGCTACAATTAAAGAACTCTGACCCCGAGCTTGCAGCCGTGCTGGAGCGAGAGGCAGGTAAATAGTCCCCGTGGGACACCAATTCAAGTCCGTGACTTGATCCCCGCAAACTTTATCCCTAAATAGGAAATGGCTGCTCCATTTCAGAATTATTCCGGCGGTGTCCTACTTGCGGACATCGTCAAGAGGAATAATCTCAGCACTTATGTGTCTGAGGCCATCAAAGAGCGCAGCTTGTTTATCAAGTCTGGCGCTGTTGTTCGGAACGCTCTGCTCGATTCCCGTGCAGGTGGTACGCGCATTCAAGTTCCTGAGTTTAATCCTGTATCTCCAACTGAGGAGATCATGGACGGTACAGCTACGTGGGGCACAAGCACTGCTGGCTACCTGACTCCACAGAAGATCGGTACTGGCACCCAAGTTGCAACCATCTGCCATCGCGGTTTTGCGTATGCAGTAGATGACGTTGCAGTTTTGGCTGCCGGTGAAGACCCCATGCTTCACATCCGCAACCAGTTGGCTGACGCCATCAACAAGCTAAACAGCGCCCGTCTGTTCTCACAGCTTGCTGGTTTGTTTGGTACGGCTCTTTCTGCCAATGCACTGGACAAAGCTGTTGCAGCCGCTTCTGGTGGTGCTGAGGCTAACTTCCTTAGTGCAGCAACAGTTGCTGAAGCCCGTTCCAAACTGGGTGAGCGCGGCGAAGAATTGGACACACTAATTGTCCATCCTTCTGTTGCCTACTACCTGTATCAGGTAGGAATGCTGACCTTCTCGACCTCTGCACTTGCTGCTGCTGGCGCGGTGACCTGGGGCGGTGGTGGTGTTGGCATTGGCGCTCGCGAGGTTGGCGAGTTCGCAGGAATGCGGGTCGTTACCGACAGTGCAGTGAATACGGTTGCCCCTGGCACCGGTGGTCACCAGCGTGAGTTCTATTGCTACCTGACTAAGGGCGGCACCATCCTTGAGGGTGTTCAGCAAGATCTTCGGATTGAAGCTGATCGCAACGTGCTTTCGAAGCAGGATGTGCTTTCAGTTGATTACCACTCGACTTATCACGTGATGGGTACGAAGTGGAATGATGCTGCTGACAATCCGACCAACGCCAACTTGGCAACCGCTAACAAGTGGGCTGCCACGTATGACGTTGATCTGATTCCTATGGTTCAACTGACTGTCAACAGTCCTTTGGATACAACAACGATCTGATCCTGATCGGAGTCAAGGCCCTACCATTAGGTGGGGCCACCTTTTTCTTTTTGCGCTATGGCTGCCACAATCAACGCCACTCTCAGCAGCGCGTCAGCCAATAGCTACGTGACACTAGCTGAAGCGAACACATACTTTGAGACCGTTCCAGACAGCAGCACTTGGGACAACAAGACAGACGACCAAAAGAACCGATCCTTAATCTCTTCGACACGTTGGATCGATAGTTTGAATTTTTATGGTGATCGTTGCGATACGAACCAAGCATTGAGCTGGCCTCGTAACAATTATCACGTTGATCGTGTTGAGCTGACCTGTAGTGCCATTCCAGCCGACATTAAGTACGCTGCTTACGAGCTGGCGCGTGCTTTAGCTAATGACACGGACTCGATTACAGGGACTACCGGCGATACGGGGTTATACGAAGAAGTCAAGCTTGGAGAACTCGAAGTCAAGTACAACACTTCTAGCCAAGCTACTGGAACTGTCAACAACGTATTCGACGTTTACCCTTGGTTGCAGTCTTATCTTGGTGCTTATTGTCTTGGAGGTAGCGGTAGCTATCAAGTACGTGTGGTGAGGGGTTGAGATGGCTGGAGCACTTGACAGTTTATTCAAAAACGTCGCGAAAGCAGTCGTAAAAGATCTTGGGACATCACTAGATGCCACGATCACTTATGTACGCAAAACTGCGCCAAGCTACGACGTTTCCACTGGAACGTTAACAACAACAGACACCACCTACTCAAACTTAAAAGTACCAATTGAGTTTGTAACCTCGCAAGAACAGGAGGGCAGAGAAGAGCGTCAAGCACGGCTTTATGTCACTCCTGACTTGATTGGCAACAATCAGCCAACCTTTGAGGACACAGTGACGTTGACCTATGCAGGATCAACTCGTCAAACACAGATTACGGACATTCGCACGTATAAAGGCGGTCAAGAGTACCTCTATATTTTGTTGGTGCGGTTCTAATGGCTAAGAAGCGTGGTATCGGCAACATTGTGGGAGATCTGGAGCGTCAGATAAACAGCGATTACAACGATCTAATTCAAATGATCACTGGCGACTTGCCTGGCGTTAGCCCTCAAGACACGGGTTTCTTTGCATCAAGTTGGAAGGCTTCAACGCAAAGACCTCAGGCGAGGGATGATAAGCAAGATTTTGCACCGTGGTCGAGATATAAGCGTGGATCAAGGAGAGCTGACGTAAAGCCTCGCTATAAAGTGCCAACCTTTAACTATAAGAAGCAACCTACGGTTTACATAGGCAATACGGTTTTGTATGCAACCTCTGCGCTTGCTTCAAAGAGAAGCAGCATCCCTCAGTATGTTCAAGGCGAGATGGGAGCTTTAGTTGCAGAAGCTTTCCGCGAGAAGAAGGCTGGAAGAATCTTTGCTCTTACGGGTCAGCAAGGTGTCTCTCCTGTTGGTTACACAAGATTTGGCGCAAATCCTCTTTAAGTTATGACACTCGTTAATGCCAGAGCTGCTTTTGAGAAAGCGGTAACCGATGCAGTCACTGCTGCTGACGCTACGGTGCTAATGGTTTATGACAACGTTGCTTACACCACTCCTGGCAAAACCAAAAAATACATTTTGATGAGCGTGAACTTTAACCGTTCAACGCTCCAGAACCAAGGTGCTGCTCAGGACTACTACTCCGGTGTGATCCAATGCAACATTTACGTTCCAAAGGCTGCTGGAACGTCTGTCTTGTCGGCAATTGGCGAGTCTGTTATTGACGGTTTGACTTCTGTAAACGCTTCCGGCTACACGGATACTTATAGCGTGGTCCCTAGAGTTTTGGATATTGTGGGGCCATCTGTTGTTGAAGCAGAAGACCGTTCTCATTTTATTGGGATTATTTCTTGTCAATTCACAGCAGTGGTGTAATGTACTAAAGCAAATGGTTTTAGTTCATGCGTGCTACTGAGCTGCTTCGGAATAAGTTTGGCGTCAGCCAGCTTTATAAGCACGAAGTCAAGGACGGTGATGATGTGGTGCTTGAAGTGTATTGGCATCCATTGACGATTGCTGAAAGAGAGTCAATCCAGAAAAAAGTCGGGACAGATGATTCCAACGACTTTGCTCTTGGAATGATGATTGAGAAGGCGTTAGACGCTGACGGCAAGCGTATGTTCCAGGACGGTGAACGTGCTGCTCTTCGTCGTGACGTTGAAGCTTCCGTCCTTCAAGACATTCAGCTAGCGATGTTGGCTTCTGGAGCGGAAAACAAAGTGGAGGAAGCTAAAGCGGACTTGAAAAGCAAGTAACGACTGGCTTTTTATCTTCTTTTTAGCGAAAGAGCTGGGTATGACGGTGGTTCAGCTCACTGAGCGCCTTACTCAGGAGGAGCTTGTGGGTTGGGCTGCTTTCTTCGAGATCAAGGCAGAGCAAGAGGAGAGGTCAGGTCAAAACGCTAAGTCAGGTCGTGGAGCACGAACGATGGGGTCACGGTAGACTGGAGCGCAAGACTCTACGTGCTCAGCCGTGGCCAATTACAACGTAGATATTCAGCTCCAGGTTCAAGGATACAAGAAGATCCAAGACTTAAATAATACGGTAAATAGATTAAATCAAGAAACAAAAGAATTACAAAATCGGCTTACGAAAGGAAATCCTTTTAACGCCGCCGGGGTCACTAAGCTAAATCAGGGATTAAGCGACGGAGTAAAGAAGACTCAACAGCTTTCAAAAGCTAATCAGAGGGCTGCTGAACGCCAAGCTAGAAATCTTGAGAATTTAATAAAACTCAGAAAAGAATTAAACAGAGTAGCAAGTCAAGCGCAAACTGATCGCGAACGGAGAGGTGGCCCTTCTTCCCCGATAGGAGGATCTGCCAGTATGCCTGGCAGTCCTAAAGCTTTAGCGGCACAACGAAAAGCCGGAAAGCAGGGCTTTTCAAACCTTGCACTTGGTGTTGGCTTCCCGCTCTTATTTGGCGGTGGTGCGGGTTCAATTGCCGGTGGCGCGTTAGGTTCTGTTGGCGGAATGGGCGGCCAAGTCCTTGGCAGTGCTCTTGGTGGAATCATTGACCAGGTCGCTGAA